GTGCTACCTTTTTCATCTCTTACATGCAAAATTTGTGTTGTAGATATATCAGATGTTAAAGCTACTGTGCCTGTACTCGCAGGAATTGTAAGGGTGTTAGTTCCTGCTGCCGCAGGTACATCTACTGTTACTTGTCCACTACTACTTCCTTTAATTACTAATGCCATTAGTCTGCTTCCTCTATTGTGTTACCTGCTTTTACCCATTCTTGTATAGCTTGGTAATGTGAGTTATTTGGGTCTAACGGCACATAAAGTGTTTGCCCATTAGAAACTAATTTAATTCCTGAATTTACTCCTGGATTCAAATAATCGACTGTGTATTTTGCTGATGTTATATTCATTATATTTCTGCCTCTGCTGATATAAATGACGCAGTATTGTTATGAGACCTTAAAATAGTACCTCCACCTGTCGGTGTTAAACCACCACCACTAACAGTACAATCAGCTCGACAATTATTCAATGACCTAGAGTTTCCGTCAAAACCCAAACTTGTAACAGATTTAGATGAGCCAATAATTAACTGAAAATCTCCACCACTTGTCATTGTTGGTAATGCTCTCATAGTTGTTGGAAAATTAATTACTGTATGTCCTATTGTTGAACCACCTTGAAACCCTGCTCCGAATACTGAAAAAGTAGTATTGGCTACATCTTTATAAAAATATCTGTAACACCTCATAAGACTTGCACCTGCATCTTCAAACTGAAATGGTGGTATGGTGTCTGCTGTAAATGTTCCTACTTCCCATTGAACACCAGTTATATATAATTCATTATCTGTACTTTCGGGTAAACCTAATGTTGTTCCTACAAATCTGTTTGCGTCTACACGACTAGCCCATGCACTAGGTAATGTTCCTGATGTAAAGTTACTACCTGCACCGAAAGACCATGAAATCATTATTGACCTTGCATTGTCTGATGCTATAGCACCTGATGTATCAGCAGGAAAATTTACAATTTTCTTTTCCCATGTATCTGCTGATGATATAGATACTACCTGACCGACATGTCTGTCATTAGTTCTATCCCAAAGTTCGCACACAATGTTTCCTGTTTTGTTACATTTAATCCAAAAAGCTACAGTAGATGTTTTTGCATTAGATGTTCCTTTTTGTAATCCTTGTAAGTTTCTACCCTCAGTTTGAACAGATAAATAATTATTATCACTAGCACCTACACCACCATCTGCTGATGTGCAATCCCATTTTAAAGAGTGTGCAAAACCAAAGCCTGGATTCTCTGTAGATTGTGATAGTGTCCATGTTCCCATGTTTATTGAATTAAAATAAAATCTATCTGTGGCAGTATAACAACCATCTGTTTTTCCTGTTTGAGTTCCTCTTTGAGCTACTGCCATATCACCATTAATAATTATTGGTTGTACTTTAGGTCTATATATATCAGAGTCAGGTGTTAATACATCTGTATTACTTGCTCTTGTACCATGAAGTGTAATCGCCATTATTCACTCTCCAATGTTGTAATTCTAGCTTCTAATTCTTGTATTGTTTTGACTAGTAAAGGTACTAGTTTACTTTGGTCGATTGACTGATGTTTATCTCTTGTTTGTTCTTTGCCATCTTCATCTGTGTATTTTTCTGTTGCATCTTTTTCTCCAATAACTGCTTCAGGTACTATTGATGAAACTTCGTGTGCAAGAAAGCCGTCTAATGTTGTATCTGCATCTGTTTTAAAATTGAATCTTGCAGGTTTTAGTTGTTTTAATCTTGATGTTGCATCGAATGTGTAAGTAACATTTTCTTTTAATCTATAATCAGATGATGTTGCATAAGATGTATTACTACCATTTGTAACAATTTCTCCAACAAAACCATTAGCATTTTTAAAACCAATTTGTACTGTACCACTTGAGTTTACAGTTCTCATAACACAAACAACACCACCACCTGTGTGAGCAACATGCAGTCTTTCGCCCAAGTCCTGAGATGTAGAGCCTAATAAAAGTTGTCCATTACTATCTAATCTCATTTTTTCAGAATTGCTTGATGTTGTAGCACTACTTCCTTTTGTAAAAAATATTGTATTGTTTGAATTAATATAAGTATGTTCAAATGTGCTTGTATCGTTAGTAACTCTCGGTAAATCTCTTATCCATAACCCTGCTAATGTACCTGCAGAGCCTGAGCCATGCAATTTTACATTAACTGTACTAGGTGCTGTTATGTCAGTAGTAATAGCCATTCTATCTGTACCACCTGTTTTAAAATCTATTTGGTCATCTGTACTTGCATGAATACTTGTATCTGCATCTGCATCTAATACTAATTCGTTTCCTTGACAATCTATTGTAGTGCCAACAGTAAATTTAGTTGTGCCATTAGACTGTATGTCTACTGTGCCACTTGTATCTGATACAAACTTTAATCCGTCTGATGTATCTGCATTAATCTTAACTGTCATAAGATAACTAACCTCTCTCCTGATGGGATTGTTACTGTAACCCCTGAATTAATTGTTAATGGTCCAACGCACATAGCTGATTTATTGGTAGATAAAGTATAGTTGGTTGTAACAACTCTTTCGTTTTCTTGGAATACTTCATCTCCACCTGCTCCAGTAGCACCACCACCTGCTCCACCAATCGCACCCCAAGCACTACCATTGTAGCCCTCAAATCCTGTTGTTGTTGTGTTAAATCTAAACATACCAGTTGCAGGTGAGCCATCTCGTTGAGCTGTTGTACCTACAGGTATTTCGGCACTTCCTGTACTAGCAGTTTCTATAACTACTCCTGTAAGTGATGAGCCTGAACCTGAAAATACTGTCGCACCTAATGTGCCTGAACTAGAATTAAATGTTAGATTACTGCCTGACTTGGGTGCAAGGTCTCCAGTTGCAGCAGTCGTAAATAAAGGAAAACAAGTAGTATCGCTACTTTCGTCAGCTACTGTTACATTCGTTGAGGTCGTAGCAGTCGCAGCATTACCAGTTGTAGACCCTGAACTTCCTGAGACATTTCCAGTAACATTACCAGTAAGGTTTCCCTCAAACGTGGCAACCAATGTGCCTGTAGCATAACCTGTACCGCTTGTGTTTACAGTAGTATCGGGCTCTGCTTGTAAATCTTTAAATAATTTGTATTTGCCTGAATCACTAGCATCTCTAAATAATCCTGAATATAAATCTTGTGAACCTGATGTATCGTATAAACCATAAAAACCTATATCAACACTATCGGCAGCACTATTGTTTTTTGCTAGTTTTATTAATGGGTCTTCAACTTCTAGGTTTGTTGTATCGACACTTGTTGTTGTGCCGTTTACAGTCAAGTTTCCTGCAATCGTTACATTGTCAGGCAATCCAACAGTTACAGTCGCAGTCTCGCTTCCTGAACCTGATACCTCAATCTCATTAGTTGTGCCACTTATGGTCGATACATAGTTGCCTGTTGTGTCTGTGCCGAGTGCAATGCTGTTAGCCCCTATGGTTGTCGAAAGACTAATGTTGCCAGTTCCGTCAAACGATACGCCTGAAGCTGTAACATCGCCCGTAAGAGCAATCGTTCTGCCTGTTGCTAAAGCTGTAGCAGTTGCTGCATTTCCAGTACAAGAGCCTGACGAACCGCTCGTATTACCTGTAACATTACCAGTTATATTTCCTGAGAATGTGCCTGACAATACATCTGTGTTTGAGTTAAATGTAAGTCCACTTGCAGTCTTTGGTCCTAAATCGCCTGTTGCTGCTGTAACAAACAATGGAAAACAAGTCGTATCTGTCGATTCATCTGCTACGGTAATAGTTGTAGGCACAAAACTTGTAGATGCTTTTCCATCTAGTTGTGTTTGTATACCTGATGTTACACCATCTAAATATCCAATCTCTGTAGAGGTTACTGCTGATACTGACACATCGCCACTACCATCTGAAACCAATGCTCTTGATGCAGTCAAATCTGCCATCTTAGAAAAAGCTATAGCTGCACTTGCATTGACATCATCATTTACAATAACACCGCTTCCTATTGATGCTGTGCCTGTAACATTTCCTGTGCCATCGAAAGACCCTGATGTATAAGTAACATCTCCTGTTAGAGCAATAGTACGACCTGTTGCTAAAGCCGTAGCACTTGCAGCAAGAGTTGCAGCAGATGCTGTGCCAGTCAAATCTCCAGTAACATTGCCTGTAAGGTTTCCTACAAAACCACTACTAGCAGTTATAGTGCTTGATGATGTTAGCTTTGTTGCTGTTACATCAGGCATGTTTGCTGCGATATTTGTTAATGTTACTGCAAAGTTATCGCTTGATTGTACGATAGGAAATAATGCCCCACTTTCAGGGGTAGTCGTTGTACTTAGTTCTGATATTTTTTTAGTTGCCATCTATTGTATTGTCCATGTGGTGGTTGTTATAGGTGCAATTGACTGCCAGTCATCTCCATCTATCCCGCTTGCATCTTCTAGTTTAATTAAAGCTCCTCCCTCTGTTGCTAAAATAAAAAGGTCGCTTTCTGTTTCTATATATCCTGCTGCTGTTTCTTCTACTACTGTCCAAGTTGTCATTAATATAGTCCGTAGTCAATTCTCGTTGTTGGTGAGACTCCTGAATGTCTATCTCTTTCATTAGAGGTAATAATATCATTTTTTGCTCTATCATAATATGAAGACCAAACTTGTATTCTTTTATCATTTTGCAGATAAGGTTCTGCCTCTACTAATGCTCCATATAAATAAGCGTCAGGATGATGTGTAAGCATATCATTTGTTGTATTTGAATCTGATAATGCAGCAAAATGTTTAAAGTAAAGTATTTCTATTTGATATACTCCATCAGGTATAGGTCTAATTTGTATATTATTTCCTATAATACTAAAAGCTTTTGGTTTACCTTTAGAACTTCCTGCATGGATTCTGTCCATTTGTTCAGGAGTTAAATATTCTAAAGATGTTTTTGGGTCTGTGTTAAGTTGTATATTACGCATAGCAACATAATTATCAGGTAAAGAATAATATTCAGAATCAGCAATAGTGCTTGCTGTAACTCTCGTTTCCATCCTTCTTATTTTAAAATCTCTTTTATGCCTAGTTTCTGCTAACGATATAAAGTTAGGTATTTTTTCATCTAAATCAGTTCTGTCTAGCCAATCAGCAATAGCTGATTTAAGTTCTGAATAATTTGATATTGCCATTATATTATCCTAGATGTTGTCTTGAGATATCTATACTCAGGACTATTAATTAATTTTCTTACACCATCTTTGTGGTTAGGGTTAAACATATCAACCCCAAATTTATTCTTCCATTCATAATAAACAGTCATCGGTATTCTTGCAGATAACCTAAACTCATCTGATATATGATGGTCTTCTTGTTGTAACTTTTTGTTAGAATCAATAAGGGGTTGTAAGTTTTCGACATGTTCGATAGCCATTTCTTTTGTAGGCTCATGCCAATGAAAAATTTGCCCGTCAGCAAGTTTTCTCTTCATTCACTTAACTCGTCAATATAAAGATTAGCTGTTGAGCTTCCTATTATAGCAGCGACTTTCATTCCGCCATCAATTTTAAAAATTTCAGGGTCGTAAGCACCTAATATGGTTGAGCTTGTAGTTGCTGTTGGATTAGCTCCAAAAGCAATGTGAACACCATTAGTGTCAGATACTACTCTAACATATTCTGTACTAGCGTCTGTTGCTGCCGTTTGTTGAGAGCCAGTATTGACAGTTCTTTTTATTGTATTTGTAACTCTCAATCCATAATTTACTGCTGCCATTTTTATCTCCTAATTACAAATGTAACTAATAATTTTTTAGCACCTGTAGAACCGCCATCGGTAATCATTTCAATAGTGCCGTCTTCTTCAACTCTATTTGCTGCTGTTGGTACTGATGTATCAACTGTGCCTGCTGCTGAACCTGAATGTGCAACTGTAATGCCACCACCTGTTACGGCAGTACCACCAATCTCGAAACTAATTGCAGCGTTACCACCACTTATAGCTCCTTGCAGAGAAGTAATAATTTTTATTATATTACCTCCATCAGGTACAGCTACAAATGTGCTAGATGCAGTAGAAATATCTTCTATCTCTGCTGTTAAAAAATAATCATTTAATGTTCTCATTAAAGTCTCCTTGTATTAATAACCCTCGTTCCGAAGCGATACCTTCTTCAAGGTCATTATTAAATGTATCAAAAAAGGGGGAGGGCGGACTATGTGGAGCATACCGCCCTCCTATATATTTTTATGAGAAATATATATTATGAAGTAGTCAAGTCAGCAATAGTTGCTGATGAACCTTCATTCTTAGCTATCAAGGTCCATTCTGTCAAGAGTAGTCTCTTATCAGCATCACCTGTTTTTGCTAAATCTATTGTTTGGAAAGGTCTTAAATAACCAGTCGCAAACATTTCTGTTTCAACTAATAGAGCACTTCTTCCTGAAGAACGTAGAACTCTATCTGCAACTACCCTAACTTCTCCAAAGTCTGAAACATAAACATCAATAGTTGCTACTAGGCTTCTATCTTCTGCCATGTCCATACGAGTATTGTTGCCAGTAAAACCTGATACTTTTTGTTTGTTGAATGAACCAACAAGCAATAGGTCAGGATTACCACCATTATCAAAACAGCTTTTTAGTTCTGTTTTTAGTATTGATTCAGTCAAAGCTCTTTGTGTTCCGTCTGTAACGTCTCCACTTGAGTTCGAACCACCTGAACCATAAGAGTTATTTGTTGTAGTCCAACTTTCAAATCCTCTAGATTTTCTAGCTGCACCACCATTTCCTGAACCTGCTGTAGCATTTGTTTTGCCAGTAAGGTCAAGCTCCATATCTCTTTTAAGTTCTTTTCCTGCTTTAGCTACTTGATAAGCTAATTCAGAGTTTACGCCTGCATGAACGACTGTTTCTTGTGTTCCAGAAACCATCACAGGTTTGTATGAAATCTGCGTGAAGTTTGAAACACGAGTTGTAGCCGACATTGCTGCTGAAGGTGAATCATCACCCTCTATTTGTGCATTTGAAGCAGGCGATGCTAAAGAATCAGTTTGCCATTCATGTTTTGTGAATGTTGCATCTCCTGTTCCGATACTTGACATAAAAGGAGTATCTGTAGGAGTAATGTTATAAATAACATTTTGCAAGTCTTCTCTGTTTCCAACTGCATCGTATGTTTCAAACGTATTTGTTAATTGTGCCATTTGAATTACACCTCTGTGTTAAAAAGTTAGTATTAAGACATCAAAGACTCAAGCAATTTGGCAGCATCATCTACCTTGCCTGTTCTTTTTAGTCTGCTCTTTTGTTGCTTTACTCTTTCACTACTTACATCAGCTTTATTAGTTCCTGTGCCAGGTTTTGTAACTTTAGGAACAACTTTTGTTTTTTTATGTTCAATTTTAGATTTTAAAAGATTTTCATATTTCATTGCTTTGTGTAATACATCAATACTTCTAGAATCTATTAATGTACCAAGTTCTTCTGCTGTGAAGCCTTTTGACACCGCATATTCTTTGATTTGTAATTTTAGTTTTGGTCCTTTTTCAGCATCTGCCCATTCAGGAATCCTTTGAACTAAGTCATCAAAGTTTTGTCTTTTATTCTGTTCGAACTGTTTAAGTTGTTCTTGCTGTTGTTTATTATAGAGTTCCGTTTGTTTCATTTGGATTTCTCTTTGACTTTCTTGTAATTCACGATAAGCGTCTCGCTGTGTCATGTATTCCATTGGGTCTTCTTGCTTCAGTTTACTCCAGTCAGTATCTTGATATTTTTGTAATTCTGACTGACCCTGTGTCTGTAATTGTTGAAGTTGTGATAAGTATTGCTGTCTTTCTTGTTGAGTCGCAGCTAGTTCTTCGTCTATTCTTTTGCGTTGCTCTGCCAATACTTGACTTTTTCGTGTGTAATCAGCTTGTCTACTATAACCATTCTTTAGCTCATCGAGCGTAACCTCTACATCCTTACCATCAACTCTGATAGTATATGTACTAGGTGTCTCATTTACTTCTTCTTGATTATCCTCAACTAAATCATCAACAGTAAGCTCATCAGAGTTTTCTGTTTCTGTTTCAACTGATTGGGCTTCTTCCGTAGCCTGCTCAGAAACAATATCTTGTGTTTCTGCTTCTTCTTCAACTTCAGGAGTTGATTCATTCGAATTTTCCATCTGTCTAAGAAGTTCTCTTTGTGCTGATGCAACATCAGTAACTGGAATTCCTTTATGTGTGCTTTCTTGCACAGGTATATTATCTTGAGGAACAGGTTTGTTAATTTTAGCCATTGTTTCCTCCTTTTCTTTCTTCTTCTAGAATTTTTCCGTTTTCCATCGTATTTACTAACACTTGTTTAAATTTTAAACAAGCTATTTGTGAGTGATAAAGAGTTTCTCTTTCATCTTTATCTTCAGGTTTTGTTGATATCCATTTTTGATATCCTTCGTTCAAGATTACATTAAAAGCATTTGTTATGATTGGATTTTCCAATAACATAGACGCTTCTTGTCCTTCTTGTATTTGTTTTTCTTTAGACATTTTATCTCCTAGATTCTATCTGCTTTGCAGGTATAGTTAATCTTTGTGTTATATTTTATTTAATAAAGATTCCTCAGTCCAATACTCAGGTATCTTCTTTTTGCCTTTAAGATATCCACGAATGTCATTGGGCTTATGCCCAGTTCTCCTGAATAAATCTTCGACAGAAAGTCGGTTTTTTAACATAAATGTTTGTAAATCGTTTGGTTTCAAATCGGTTTAGGGGTTTCTAAAGTTGGATTTTTTTGTTTAAATTCTTTTGCTAAGTCTCTATGAGCTAATATTATTGACTCTAAGTTAGTATGCCCTTTTGAATCGTAGTAATCTAATCTTTTAGAAAAGAACTCTGACCTATGCTTTCCTTCTTCTTTTTTTGAATGTTGAGACATTAGTTGGTTTACCTCCTACGCCTTGCGGCTTTGCTCTTTTACGAGAGACAGCAGATGCTTTTTGTGCTGCTGTCATTCTTTTAGCTTTTGCTAAAGGAACACATTTTGGATAAGCACGTTTAGAACCTTTTGCTCTTCCGCATGGTTGATATTTTCCGTCTTTTTTAGGAGCTCCTATATCTACCCATTTTTCTTTTACCCATTCTCTAAGACCTTTTTTTGCCACGTTTCTTTTTTCCTCCAGGTTTTATTCTGCCTGAACAAACTCCTGATGCGTACATATTAGCGTAAGCACTAGGGTAAACTTTAAATTTTCTTTTAGCAGCTGCTTTTCCTTTTGCACATAACTTAGGCATTATTTTTTCCTTTTTTTAGTTTTTTTAATAACTTTTCTTCCAATTAATATATCAGCTTTAGTAATTTTTCCATCTTTGTTTAGGTCAGGAAACTTTTTTTTCTTTTTTTTCATGATTTTTTAGCTACCTTTTTTGCTCTTTCTGACAAGTCTTTAAAATGCACAACCTGCTTCGAAGTCTTGCCATGTGTTTTTCCTGTATGTATTTGACCATTAGGCATTTTATGCACATTGCCTTTATATTCTTTACCAGTCTTAAAATAATGTTTAGTTCCTTTAGCCATTAGCATTTGCCCATCTTTTTTTTCTTTTTAGATTTTTTCTTTTTTTTCTTAGTCTTCATTGGTCCGTACATAGTTATCTCCTACATTAAGTTTAATAATTTCTGAACATTATCGCTTAAAAAAGCAAATACAATTAAAGCTCCATAAACAATATATTTAAATCTGAATACTTCTATTTTAACTTCTGTCATATCTCTTTCAATATGTCGTAAATGATTGTTCTTAATATCGTGTATATCTTTTTTGATTAACTCTATCTCGATATTTAATTCGTTATTGTCTTTCATGTTTTTTTCTTAGGAAACATAGAAAGAGCAATAGCGACAGCTTCTTTTTGAGTTTTTCCTTCTCTGCGTAACATTTTTATCTTATTAGATATTTTTCTTCTACGCTCAAAGATTCCCATTATGTAGGTCCTATACCAACAGGTCTGTTTTGTACTGCCTCTAAAGTAAGTTCTGCTTTGTTAATCTCTAGTTGTTGTTTTTTGATTTCTAATTCTTGTTGTTTAATAGCTAATTCTATTGCAGCCATCTCTTGTTTTAGTTGCAACTCTGCTGTTGCAAGCTGTGCATCAGCTTGTAGTTTTTGTAACTGTACTTGAGATTTTTGTGTTTGTATTTTTTCATCTATTGATGGTTGTGGCGGTTGCGGAGGTGGCATCATATCAGGATTAGATATAAATTCTGATGGATTTTTATAACCCGCTAAATTAATAAACTCAGACGTAGCATTAAATATATTTTTTTCTGTTACTATTCTGTTCAACCCGCCATTTTGTATTAAAGTTCCCATAATTTGCATAATCGAAGTCATTGTTTGCATTTTAGACATTTGATTTCCGCTGCCAACTCCAACTTTAACTATACAATTTAATTTTTCTCTCCATCTTGAAACATCTATAGGTGTAAACTTACCATTTAAATAAAACATTTTTTGTCTATCTTCATACTTTTGCACAAGACTATAGATATTCCTAAACAAGTCTTTAATGCCTGTTTCGGCAAACATTCTTGCTATTAACTCAACTCTTTGCATTGCAGACTCTGTAGCTGCTGATATTGCACCTGATGTTACATGAGATGTTAATACATCTGGGTTCAATCCTTGACTCATTTTAGATACGCCGCTTCTTTCTTCTCTAATCCCATCTAAATACTGAACCATTTGAAATGCGTAAGGTTGTATTTGAGGTGTCGGAAGTGGAGTTACAGCTCCAGGTGCTCTTGTTCTTACAATTCCGCCTGGTCTCGATGTGAGCAAATCATCTAACTCTACCTGTCCTGCTAAAACTGCATATCTCGCATTGTTAGTTAGATACATGTTATCTAACAGATTACGCATAATAGTAGATTTAATTAGCTGTATATCTTTTACAGTATCAGCAATACTCATGCCATAAAATTTATGCGGAATAGGTAAAGGACAAATAGTAGAAAAAGGTATCATGTCAATTTCTACATTATCGAGTATATAGTTTCCGCCTTTTGTAATTTTTCTAAGTTCAGCTATACCATCTCCATCTAAATCAATATTGATATAACATTCGTCTATCCAAACTTGTTTTGTAGCTCCTTCACCATCGTTAGGAGGAACAGAGTCATCATCAAAGCTAAATCTTGCTAACCTTTCTTCATTATATTCTGCTTGTGATTGAGCATAAGATGGTAATTCTTCTATAATTTTAGGGTCATATCCCTCTAAAATTAAATCACTTAGTGATTTTTTTACTCTATGACATACAAAAGAGGCATCTTCTAATGAAGTTGCTCTTCTTGAAACTAAAAATTCTTCAGGAGGAACACTTGTAATTTTTACTTGTCCTTCTTTTTTTGTATATTGCACTTTAACATCATGAGATACCATTTTAGGTGATATTTCAGCACCTGTATCATCAAGCACCGCTTCTTGCGTTACAGTTTCTGTATGTTCTATAACTTCAAGCTCATCATTAGCTAAAATAGACTGATATTCTGTTTCTGTTAAGTTTGTATAGGTTTCTTTTTTGGTTTCTTCCTTTTCTTCCCAATAATGCTTAATAATTCCTGTTTTGCTTATTAAAGCATCTTTAAAAACGTCATAAAGGACCTTAAACCCGTTATTTTGACGATTAAATACATAATTGACATAATTAGTAGCCTCTTCTGCCATTTGCACGTCTTCAGGTCCTTGTGGCTCAAATTCAGCTATATTGTCGTGCGTTGTAAAAATACGCATAAGACTAGGCATAATATATTCGATTGTATCTCTAACATCAGTTGTTACAATTTCGGAACGTCCATCAATTTCGTTTCCAAACTTTTCTCCAAGATAATATTTCATAGAATCTTCTCTTTGGTTAGAGAGTTCGCTGTTCATATATCCTGTTGCTTGTTGTATTTCTGCTTCTAGATGAGCAACTATCTCATCTGAACTCATTTTTTTGCCTAAATCTGCCATTTTTCTCCTAAACTATTGCAACATCAGGACCTAGTCTGCCTTTTTTGTTCCATTTTGATGTTTCTGTTGTTGAATATCTTAAACTCATGACAGCATATCGAGTCGCAGACATAATATCGTCTTTTATTTTTACAATTTTTCCGTCTTTTCTATGATAAAGCCTAAATTCTTCAAACCAATCATAGCATGTATTAAAAACCTTAAATTTTCCTTGCTCCATTTTTGATAACATTTCCATTATTCCTGCTTCAACTGAATTACCACCTTTCTTTTCGCCTAATGCGGGTGGATTTTCAAAATGAAACGGCAACATATTGACATGAGCTGACCTATAATGCTCTGCTAATGTAATTCCTGACCCTTTGTCGTGTTGATATCCGTCGTGTGGAAAAGCAACGGGTATATAATGGCTACCTTCTCTTTGATTAATGTGCGTAGCATGATAATCAGGCGTTTGTTTTGACATTTTGTAGGTGTCATAAACATAAACTATGTCTTCATCTCTATCCCAAGCAACCCATACAACTGCTGTAGGATGGTCATAACCAAAATCAAGACCTGCTATCCTTGAGAAATGTTCGGGTATCGAGAAAGGCTCACAGGTCAAGCTGTCCTCTGAGACAGGAAACACTAAACCGCTTCCAATCATAGGGATTCCTTTTGACCTCATGTCTCTCTCATGAGGTGGTAAGGCAGCTAAAATCTGCTCTTTCATGTCGTCAGTTAGATGTTCTGCATCTTCCCAACCCGCCGTAATCAATGCCTGTGCAGGCTTTAACTCGTTGGTAAAATTCTGTACTACTTCCGTCATTCCGTTTTCGGGAGTAAATGTAAGGTAAACTTGTCCTCTTCTGTCTAATGTACGAGTGATACATTGTGAATATATGTCTTGTGGTGGTTCTTCATCTAACCATACAAGGTCGATACTTTCCCCCATAAATTTTTCAGCACCCATTTCGTAAGCTTTAAAGGCAACCCTCGACCACCCGCCTGAACTATGTTTTACTAACACGGAGGAATGTGCGTTAGGCACACCAGGCTTTCTCGTTGTTTCACCTATGAGGTCCTTTGGAATACTTCCTTTGCCTCTATCTCTAGGATTATCAGGTTGCCCAAATAGTTCTTTTTGGCAGATATCTCTTGTTGTTTCATTAGATGCTCCGCAAACCCATGCTTTTATAGGTTTTTTAAATCTTTTCCCCCGCCACCATGATGGATAATTTCCCGTCAAATGTATAGCCATTTCCATAGCACCTACAAATGATTTTCCGACCCTATTAGCCGCCATCAATAATCTTTGGTTGGCATCTATTCCAGACTCATGAAAGGTTTTTTGAAACCTGTATGGTTGATAATAACCTAGCTTATTTTCTTCTGACCTGGTTGTTAGCCTTTTTGATATAACATCAACTCTTTGTCTTTCACCAGGCATAGCTTTCCACCCTTAATTATAGTTATTTTTTTTATTTTAGCAAGTGTTTGAAAAAAAACTAGCCTTTATTTTTCCCCCACGATGTGTGAACCATACTACAACGGCATAGTCATTTGCAAAAGGGGGGCGTCGGCTTGCCAGTTTAAACTAATTAGCTAGCAAGTTTAAACCATGCCTTAAAAAGCAAGGGAGCATTATCAACAAAGGGAACATTGTAGAGTTTAAACCATTATATTATTTTGTTTCTAGCCCGTGCGTGCGTGCTCATGGTATCGTCTTTAAAGGCATATCACGGAGTTTAAACCGCCATTTAAATGTAATTAAAAAGTATTTATCTATATAGGTATATCTGTATAGAAGTGTTGTAAATAGAGGCTCTCGGCGATTTATATGTTTGATGTTCTTTATTACAGAGATGTAATAAAAAAGAGCGACCATTGAGACCGCTCTCCTTTATGTTTAAGACTTATTAAGATGTAAACGTGAGCTTGTTTATTTCTTTTATAAAGTCTGTTTCATTGTCGTATCTACTAGAGTAAACGATTTCTCCTGACTCGTCGTCATAGTTACAATCTAAATATATTACTAGTTTAAACTTAGATTCTTTTTTGTCCTCATATGTATAAATACGAGTTATTTTATCCTTGTTTATATATATATCTTTTGCTCCATCATCAAGACTTACTTTTATTTTATAAAATTTACTCATGTTTTTATTCTCCATTTGTTCCAGTTTTTTTGTTTAGGTTTCTTGTGTCGTCTTCGTAGCAATAAATAAGCTCGCCTAATTCCTCGCTACATGCACCACATGAAACATTCCCGCTCCACCTATGCGAAGCCATAACATTGAAATTGCAATGCGGACATACTACCCGCACTTGCTTTTTTTTCGTTTTTCTTTTGCCGTCTTCGTTGATTTCTCCGTGCGGATAGTCTCCGAGTTCTTTAAAAATATGCCCATACATTTCATTAAAGCGACCAGTAGTAACAACAGAGCCGTCCGCATTTACATAACTATTGTCAGGTACTGTTGCCGTGTAAGATGTTGCACTTCTACCATTAAAGCCACCTTTCAAGCCTAACAAATCGCAAGCCTTGCGAAACTGTGAGCCGTGTCCTACATCATGACCAAGACAAGAATGAATCAGCTCATGAATGAAGACTCCCATTACAGTTTCATTGTCATACTTTCCATAGTCTATTTCGATTGTACATACTCCGTCTTCTTTTAATCTGTTGTATGAACATCGTCCAATAGTCTTCGATACTCCGTTACGACGTGGAAACATTGTAATCGAAATATCAACCGCTCCAATAGAGTATCCTTTCTTTAAAAAGATATCTCGCAAATAAGAGTCTAAGGCATTTTTAAGCCATTGCTCTTTTGTAATGACTGGTCTCCCCGCTCTATCAAGTAAGTCCTTGTTTATTCTGAAGTCAGATAATGTAGAGTTTAAACCTACAATCTTTCTTCTTTCTTTTTTTGTTCTTAACATTTTTATTGCTCCTTTTATTTAGTAATTTTATTAAAGTATCTTCTAGCCTTAGAAGAGTCTTTTTTCCATTTAATTGTTTCAGAAAGTAGAAAACTAAATAAATCATCCTTGTTAGGATATTTTTTATAATAGTCTTCAAGTTTTTTTATTGAAAAACTCATTAACATGTCTATAGTTTTTTGAGCTTTTTCGTTTTGTTCTTTTGTTCCGCCTATTACCATTTTTTGCTCCATTTGTTTAAGTTCTATAATTACTATTATATAGAGTCCTTGTAGAATATCAAGCTTTGATAAGTTTAAACTTACAAATATATTTATTAGTATCATACATTAGTATATTCTAATATATTGATGTTCCACAATAATACGCCTAGAACGTCCATTATGGAGTTTTTGCGTTCTGTGGAGTAACACATCAAGAAAGCTTGTAAAACGTCAAATATTACAAAATAGAGCCTGTTTTTTTTTGCCGATATTGTTTAAAAGTTAAACATTTTTAATTCAGATTAATTGTAGAATGTCAATAAAAATATCTTTTATTTTTACCTTTTCAATGTTGATATTATTCAATAATAATGCTCTTATAGATTTAGTAAGAAGTTATCTTTTTATTCGTCTGTAAGGATACACCGATAAAAAGAAACGAGGTTAAAAATTACTCGTAAGCAAGAACAGTCTTAGGACATGCGAGAAAATGACCATTTACGAGTTTAAACCAACAATTAATTAATTATGTTTCACGTGAAACATAGGAGTAATTATGAACAAAGTATCAAACATTAAAAAACCTAAGACAGTAAAATATCTACGCTATGGAGGTTTAAAGCTTCTCTCTGAGAAAGCAATCAGGAAAGGATATAATAGACAGATTGAATTTAGCAACGTCAATAAAGACCTTGTTAAACATTCGGCAACGTCTGGACTATCTTTGAATGAGTATAAATTTCCTATCATCATGGAATTTGACCATAACGACGGAGAAGAACTAAGACTACAAATTGTAATTTTAGAATCTGTCGTTTATTTGGACATTTCATATGAAGACGCAGACATGATTCACACTATGGAGGTTTAATAATGAGCGAGTCTGTAAGAGACTTCTTGCTACGAGGTGAGAGAGAAGAGAGTTTCTCTCTCGCTGATGTCGTTCAACATGGTTGTATTGGAGGAACGATAAGCGAGCTTATTTATTACAGCGATACAGTCAAATTTTACGACGAGCAAGAAGACACAATATGGCAACGATTAAACGACGAAGCCGAGCAACATGGATATAATGTAATACAATACATAGCCCAATTTCACAACATAAAATCTGTATGTTCTGATATTGGGTTTAAAAACCACCTTGCTTGGTGGATTTGTGAGATGGTCGCAAATGATATAATCGAAGAAAGAGAAAACGAAAAAGACGAGGCGAAAGCCTAGTTTAAACTTATGAGCGGGCATGAAAATGCCCGCAGGAGCAAAAAAAATGAAAAATAATACTTTGTATGGTTGGAATATAAAAAAACCAAAGAGTAAAATTGAAAAAGTTTTGGCTCATTTGGTAGAACATGGAAATATCGACACTTGGAAAGCTATAACAAATTATGGTGCGACAAGGCTATCTAGCATTATTTTTAACCTTAGAGTTCATTTTAAAATAATAAACAAGGTTATAAGAGATAAGCAGGACGGCAGAAAACACTATGTTTCTTATATATTAAAAGGAAAAAAGAGGTAAAAAATGGCTTTAGAAATATACGCTTTTACTTTTATCTTTGTTCTTGGTCTTTTTCTGTATGGAATGGGTATATATTTTAAAACTATCAACGAATACGAGTTAGAGTTTTGTAGATATTTGTTATATTTACCTTTGATTTGCATAATGATAGTTGTAATAGCGAGATATTAAAATGACTTGCGAAAACAAAGTAATTCAAATTATAGAAAAAGGTTATGATGTAAAAGAGGTTAAAGTACCTTGTGGTAGCACAAGTATTCACGGAGACCGCTTGTTATGTGATAAATGCTTATATGATAGAGATTTGCAAGACCGATTACGCCAACAAGACCGAAACCAAAAAGCAGATGATGATTGGTTGAGTTCTAGTGGTTGGAGTGAAATGTAAATAAAGTAATATAGCAAGATATTAATTTGTTTGGTTTAAACTCGTAATAAAAAAATCTTATTTAGTTGAATATTATATTTGACATTATGCAATAAATTTATTATTATATATACATGCTCGAAGCTCGGTATGAGTACGCAAAACTCAAACCTCAGAAGCCAAAGAGAGTACGCTTATCGAAGGCAAAACGACAGTTCGAAATGTGGTGGCGAGGACGATGAGGTCAGGCTCTTAGAGGTGAAAGGATGATACAAAAGAGTGTAGAGACTAGACAAGGCTACTGTGCGAAATTCTTACTGCTCTCCACAAGTAGATGTCGGCTAAGAGTGTCTTAGACAGGTTATAGGTGGATAGAGTTTAAACTCAGTTTCTACAAGTCAAAAGTCTAAGGCACTTTTTGCTTTTTAAGTTATAAAATAAAAAGCCAAAAAATAACTATTGCTGATACATAAAGAAAACTCTCTATAAATGGTGCAACAAACTTGGCTAAATCAAAAACTTTGTCTAATATTTGGCTCATCATAATAACTTTCTTTTTTCCTCTCTTTGTATTTCTGCAATCTTTTCAGGGCAACCTGTGCCATATTTTTCTTTTATGTTGGCAATTTCTTTTTTTATGCACATTAGCCAAAGGCAATCATTCAAAGTGCAAACATTAACGTCTTCTACAATACTCAAATAATGTGAATGTAGATGCCTTAATGCTTTAATGCCAATTTGTTTACACTTCTTTTGAACCGCCTCTGCTTGCTCTTCTGAGTTCAATAACTGGGCTTGAATGTTAGAAAGCTCTCCTCTAAATTCGTTCATCAGTTTATTCCTAAATAACCTAATTCGAATTCTATATGAGTAGTACCCTCTCTTTTTAGTTTATATAAACTTTCTAATTCTTTTTTATAATATCTTGCATAACTATCTCGTTTAGTCTGACTTTTCATCATTGTTCCATAAAAAGGTATTTCTGCCATTGATATTAAATCTTCTATTTTCATTGTTTTGTTTTTCATTACGTCTATTTTCATCCTTTCATCTCCTTTATTACCTCTTCATAATGTTGTTCTTCTAAATACGTTGCTACATTTAAAGCTATTTTTACCTTGTTTTTGACAGTATTTGGCTCATATTTGTCTAACCATTGACTTATGATGTATAGAGTAGAGGCGTCTAATGTTGAATATTCTTTGATATCGCTTTTTTTCAATTTAAAGTTCTCTCTTCATTCTCTAAAAAGCTAGCGTCAATGCCCATGTTTTCAAAGACAGTCTCTACTGCTTGCTTAGAATGGCAAAAAACATATCTTCTTTTTGGCAAGCCTTTTATTTGGCTATGTGTAAGCCACACACAAAAGTTTGCCGAGCTATACTCATAGACTTCTTGTTTCTTAACATCAATTACATATATCATTTAAATAATATAACATCAAAGTTCACGTTCTGCAACCTTTTTTTCAAGGTCTTTGATGTATTCTTGCTTTTTCTTATTGTAAGCTTTTTGGTAAGCTAGCCTAGTTTCTCTGTTTATTTCATATCTTTGTCTTGATTTTTCTAGCCTTTCTTTTCTTTCTTTATCTGTTTCGCTATTTCTTTTATCTCTCTGCTTTGCGAGTTTAAACTCTTTATCTTTTAAACTCATGTTGGCGTAATTATCTCTCTGTCTTTTTTTTATTTTTTCCGCATTTTTTTTATAATATTCTTCCCAATAAGTCATATATCTCTCCTAGAATGGTGTATCTTCATATACTTGTTTTTTTCTTGGTTTAAACTCGTTGTTTTCCTCCTTCTTTTGTATTTTGAATGTTATATATTTTTTGTTGTCTTTGTCGTTAAGCCAAAGAGATATCATCATTGGCTCTCCCGCTTTGATAGTTATATCTTCTTTGCTGATAAAGTTATTATTTTGCATAAAAGGATAAGCTTTTCCCTCTCCAAAATGTAAGCTTTGCCTTTCTTTGTAAGCAACATCTCTTGTTTTTTCAAACTTATCGTTGAAAAACAAATTCATAAATTGAGTTTTCATCTTAATCTCCTGTTTTTTTAAATGTTCTTGTTTTAGCCTTCCCATATTAAATTTATACTGCCCTCTACACTTCCTTTAAACTTTGGTTTTTCATTTAATGGCTTGTCGGACAAGTCTAATAACCTTGAAGAATATTCTTCTAAAAGCTCAGTTAAGTAATTTATAAACTCTTGGTTATAGCTAACTTCCCATATTTTTGTATAAGCTTTTGGCTTAGATATGTTAATTAAATGTGTTTTTTTAATTTCTCTGTCTATGTTTTCTTGTTTATACCACATGTTCATAACCATTTGTTGCCCATATATCTGAGGTAAATAGTGTTTTGGAAAGTCATCGAAACAAGCTTTTCCATGCTTGGTAGTTTTAACTTCCAATATACAGTCTTTATATATTCCGTCAGGTGTTGATGAAAGACTTATATTTCTTCCGTCGTCTTCTCTGCTAAACCAGTTATCTATTTGCCTAGATACTTGGTCTCCAAGTATAAAATTTGGCACTTTATTGTTTATCTTTACCCATTTGGCTATGCCGTGTTTCTCTAGCTTTTGCCCTATTTTCATAGCTTGTACTTGATACCAATTAGTAATCTCTTCTTTTTCTCCATTATAGTCGAGTTTAAACTGCTCTTCACGAGTGGGGTAATAAGTTGCAAGAGATTTGCCAAAGCAATACTTAGCAAAATTGCTACTCCTTAAATTAAAACTATTCATCGTCTTGTTCCATTTTATCTAATTCTGCTTTGGCTTTTGCTAACTCTTCTTTTGTTGTCATTTCAAAAGTATCTACTTCATCTGCAAACTGCCATTTTCCCTCTTTGTCTTTTATAACATCTGATTCTGAATAAACTAATCCGCCCATATCTACTAGCTTTAAAATTACTCTGTCTTTGGCTCTTTTTTCTGCCATAGCTACAAAATAAGCTGAATTGGTATTTTTTGGGCTTGCTTCTCCATAACTAACCTCTACTCTCTCTCCGAGCTTTCCTGTGCATTTTATAACTGCTAATCTCGCCTCAGAATCTATTTCTACTACATCCATTTTTAAGTTGTTAATTGATTCCATAACCGCTATACGTTCACACGTTGAATGGTATAAAACTGGGTTTCCATGACATGCCCAATAATGACTATCATCGAGTTTATACTTGTCGTTAAATTCTTGTTGCTCTTTTGTAAATTTAAATTTCATTGTTGCTCCATTTTTAATTAATTATTGGTAGATAGGGGAAAAGTGGTTCATCATAGGCGACTGCTTGGCTAACTTCGTTTCGCAATACTTGAAAGTATCTCGGATATATCCTAACCACTACTACCTAATCGCTTTTACATTCCCTCTCGGCATTTCTGCCACCAACACTATCTACCTTGTAACAGGAAAACTAGCCATTAATAAACCTGTTATATTATTATTAAAACATAAATTTTGAAAAAAATCAAAATAATTCTTGATTTATGCTTGACAAGAACATATCCTAATTATCAATAACTATCTCTCTTTATGTTTTATAAATAAAAGAGATAATTATTTATAATTAATTTAAACGTGGAGCAAATATGATATACAAAATAGTAAGAAAAAGTAAATTTGATAATTATTTTTTAGAGGATTTTGCGTTCTCAACAGAAGATGAGTGCATTACTTTTATGAAAGCACTTGCACAGAACATCGTTACGGAGGGTGCTTGTTTTTATTGCGTTGCGATAGACTCCGAAAAATGTATTTCTATACAGAGAGAGAAACTAGAGCGTCCTATAGATGAGTAAAGGTTGGACAAGGCAATGTGCGGGGCATTATTCTTATGTAATTCATAAGAGTTTTAGTAACGATATGATAATTCATATCAAAAAAACTCAACAAACTGAGCTTAATAAAAGCCGTTGGCAAGTTATGGTCAATGATACTGCGGAAGCTGACCATACAAAAATGATAGGAAGCTCAGACACTTCAAGGGGAGCTAAACTTCTAGCTCGTGAATATTTAACCGACTTTCTGTTAGATTATGTTCAGAAACAGGTTGAATACATGGTTAGAGATATCCCAATAATAAGTGAAAAAGATGTTAGTAACTGTGGATAAAAAAGAGTTCCAAGCTTTTACTAAAATGATTGATGAAGCCTATCCGAGTCAGGCTTCATTAAACCAAGTTCAAAAAGGATTTTTTTGGCTTGCACTTAAAAATTATAATTTAGATGAGTGTGTTTTATCGCTTTCTAATTATACAAAATACAATGAATGGAAGCCCAAAGTGTGCGACATAGTTGCAGGTTTAAACTCAACAAACTCCCATTTAGCCAAGTTGTTTGATAGCTTTTTTACAAACAAAAAGGTCGAAGACAAAATTGCCATAAAAGTTTACAAAAACATGGGAGGTCAAAGTTTAAACCGAACATTGCTTGAAAAAGACTACGAAGAAAAAACAAAACAATTTATAGAATTATATAATAACGAAGTATCTAGAGAAAATTATAATAAATTGCCAAAAAAGCTAAAAAGCAAATTAATTGGATTAGAGGATAATTAAATGAGCGTAATAATAGTTAAATTAGATAATGTTCATAGAGATGAACAGGAAACTCTCAAGGAATATCTTGAAAGTAAATGTTGGGATTGGAAAGAAATAGATTCAGAGAGGATAATTGAAAATGATAGACAGAACATTGAGATAAAGTAAATGTCAAAAGGCTCGAAATCTCGCATAACTAACCAAAAAACATTTAACGAGGGGTGGGATAGAATATTTAATAAGAGTGAGGATAAAATGACTGAAGAAAATATATTAGTGAGAGTTTATAAAGATGTTGAAGTAAAGAACAATGATGATTACATAGAAAATGCCAAAGCAATAGCTACCGATTTTTGTGGCGATTTTGATGTAGAGATATTGGAGAAAGATAATGAGTAGTATGACAGGCGAGTGGTGTTGCACAGAATGTGGCTCATACAATGCCTATCAAGAGACATTTAGTGATGATGAAGTAGGGCATATTATGGGTTGTGAGGATTGTGGCTACTATGATGTATACAGGGAAGATAGCGAAACAGGGCAAGTAATAGAAGAATATCAAGGGCATGAACACAGTTATGCTAAAGAAAATAAGAGGAAAAAAAATGCTTAGTTTAGGCGATGAATTATTAGAACGGGCGGTAGAAAAAGTATCAAAATATGGTGAAGAGTTGGCTCATTGGGAGAGTTTATACGAGCAGTTAAAAACAGAAATGAAATCTCGCATAGATTTAAAATATCTTGAGCTTATGCAAGAAAAAATGACACAAAGAGAGAGGGAAGCAAGAGCAAATTCCAACAAAGAAGTTCTTGATTTCATCCCTAAAATAGCAGAAGCTAAAAAAAAGTATATTACTTTAAGACATAAGATAAAAAGTGCAGAATTGTATTGCGATTTATTCAGAACATGCTCGTCAAACAAAAGAGCAGAGCAACAAATGTATAGAGATTTGACATGATGTATGGAGATAAACCAAATAATTACGAAATCAAAGATAACCCTCAGTTCGTGTCTAAAGTTAAGAATTATTGCAAAGATGTGCCTAAGTCAAGACTTAAAACTTTGAGGAAGCATTATAAAGACATTAATAACAATTTTCTTGCTACATTTAAAGATTGTGTTTGGCTAATGGTTTTGAATACAGAAATAAAAGAAAGGCAAAATGCAGATGAATGGAGGGAAAACAAATATGAAAACAATAAAATTACAAGACGACCATAGATATAAAACATATTATTCTCTTGGGAGAGATAAAGGTTTAAACTCCCAAGATTCTCATAAATATGCAAAACAATGTGTTTTTTATGATAAACAGGAAGACATATTTATGGCTAAATTTTCTAAAAAATTAGATGGCAAAACCGCCGACTAAAGAAACAAAGCTGATGTATGAAAAAGCGGTTAATTATGGGTGCATTGTTTGTAAAATTAAATATGCAGTTTATACTGAACCATGTATACATCATCTAACAGGAGCGGGTATGGGTAAAAAAAGCGAAGATATTATACCTTTATGTCATTATCACCATCAAGGAAAAGAAGGTATACATCATATTGGTACAAAGACATGGGAAAAAAAATTTGGCTCACAAAAGGATTTGCATAAACATTTTTTATCTTCGATATGAAAGCAGAACTCTTAAGTTTACTAACAGCAAAAACATCTAATTTTGAACTATCGTCAAAAAATCATGATGCAATTACATCAGAAGATATTGCTCATTACTTAGGCACTAAAAAACTTAATTCAGAAGAATATGATATTTTAATGGCAAAATATTGCGACAATGAATATGCGAGAGAAGTCTTACGAGACAATATATTCATTAAAGCATTTGATATATTTGTTAAAAATAAAAATATACAAAAAAATGTAAAAAAAATATTAATAAAAAATTTTACAAATCTTGCAATAAAAGAAGTTATTGATACTACTTGTATATTTTGCAATGGCAAAGGAAAGATAACAGATAAAAATTATATAAAGATGTGTGTGCATTGTGAAGGCACAGGACAATTTATATATGATGATAATAATAGACCGCAAATATCAGGCATAAAAAGCAACGTCTACAATAAATATAAAAAACTTTATTACGAACTATTAAACTATGTAAAAGAGGTAGAAATATCAGCTTTATCCAAAATTGGTGATGAAAGTTAAAAAAAAACGTCCTTAAATGCCTCAAAAAAGGGTTGAAACGATTTGGCTCATAGTCAAGTATGCCTTAATTTATTAAACGCTTCTCGTCCTTTGTATCGTCTTTATTATGGTTTTTTATTTCTTCATCATCAGAATCAGACTGAATTAACGCTAATTTTTCTTTAAACCCTGGTATTTTGTCTGAAAGCTCAATAAGTTCGTTTATTAACTCTTCATCGCTTCTTTCTGCAACATCATCATAACTAATATTTATATTTTGATTGTTGAAGCCACCCATTTCTAAAATAGTTTTTGCACAGTTTAAACTAACAGCAGAACTATCATCATAAAGAAGTTGTTTCAGTCTAGCTATTGTTGGACCTGCAAAATTTGTTAATGTTTCTTGTGCTCTTTTTGTTATATCTGCTTGTAATTTTTGTTTTAGATATCTTCCCATCTCATTGTGGTTATTTTTCCATCCTGCTTTTTTTGCAGATGCTCCTGCATTACCCGCAGTTTCACCCTCTGTAAAATATTCTATAAAAAGTTCTTCACTTTCTCTATCTATTTTTTTTGGCATAATTATCTCCCTAATGGATTATCAGAACGTGCTTTTATCTCATCGACTTTAGCTTTGAGAACAGCTATCTCAGCTTTGTTTATTGCTATGTCTTGTTCTAATGGTTTTATGTTTGGTGCTGATTGTGCCTCAAGCACATCTACTCTCGTAATTAATTGTCCTTGAAACACAAAAAGCGAGGCTATTGTAATTACAAGCCCAATTCCTGTTGCTATTGTTTTAATATCCACGAATCCTCCTCAGATGTTCTTCTGCTCTTATCCTATTGTCAGTAGCTTCTTCAACTTTTTCTTCGTGATGCTGAAGAATGTCTTTAGTGCCGTAAGAAACTTCTGCATATATATTTCTAGCATCAATATAGTTTCTTGTTTCATAATAGTTTCCTCCATCCATTTGTGGTTGTGAGTTAAATATTTCTGAATTTTTTGTAACATACTTATCGACTGATGTATTGTTTTGCATAGCTTTTGCAACGATTATAGATGTTGCTATCAGTCTTTGGTCTACTCTTTTTACTGTTTCGTTTACTTTCTTTGCTATGTCTTCTACTGAAATAACTTGATTACTTCTTGGAGAAACTCTTTCATTCCTGCTTTCTTCCACCTCTTGATTTCTGCTTTCGAGACTTTCCTCTGCTCCAGTAGCAGTTTCAGTTCCATCATCTCCATCTCGACCTGCTCTTGTTTCTCCTTCTCCGTTAATCTCATTTTCCTCAACAACCCCTCCAGATTCATTTACTTCCTGTGCAGAAGCGACAGTAGTTTCTGTTTCAGAAGGTTCAGGACTTGTTTCGTTTTCTTCAATAGCCTGTTCAGTAGGCTCTTGTTCAACTCCTCCTCCTGTTGTTTGAGGTGTTCCTTCCTCATTTCCTGTGCCTTGAGATTCATGGTGTCCGACCAATTCTTCTCC